CGGCGACGGCTGGCGGGATTGTCGCGATGTCGAACTCCGGTGTGAACTGCGCCTCGTCCTCCCGCCTGTCTGGCCCGATACGCCTGACCTACCAAATCGCCTAAATTCGACATCGCGCGTCTCCTTACGCTGCTTGCTCCGATTTTAACCTGAGATCGTACAGTTCGCGCAAGCGTTCCTGGGCCTTGGTGTCCTTGTTGTATTCGCTGCGCTTGGTTTTCATGTAGTTCTCGAGTTCCTCGATCTCGTCGTGCAGGCCTTTCAGCTGGTCTGGATCCTGCGCGATGAGCGGCGCCACGTCGTTGATCTGGCGGGCCAGATTGGCCAGCCCTCTGAGCACGGCGGGATCGTTCATAAAGCCGCGGCCGTCCTGATAGCGGCCGTTCAACAGCTGCTCCTTGGCGTCGGCGCCGAAAGCGGTGTCCAACAGCGAGTTGATCAGGTTCATGTTGGTACGGAAGTCCTTGCCCCATCCCTCCTCGGGATCGCGCAGGATGTCGGTCGCTTCCTTCGATTGCTCCGCATCGAGATCGGCGATTGCCTCCTGCTGTTTCTCGGCGAAGTCGTTGTACCACTCGACCGCTGCATGCGCGATGCGCGGATCGGCATTGGCCGAATGCAGCGCGCCCATGAAGTCGATCATCAGTTCCTTGTCCTCGTCGCCAATGACAAGGCCCTCGGGCAGATCCTTTAGGTAGCCATCGGGCTCGAGCGGAATGTTGTTGGCCGTGCGGTATTCCTTGATCTGATCCTCGGTCGCGTCCGATGGCAACTCAGATCTGAGTTGGCCTGAGCGGATCTTCTGCTGCGCCTCGCGGAAGCTGTTGCCGAAGGCCTGCGGCGAGTCGAATCGCTCGAGCGTGGATTTGAACTTGTCGTCGTCGCCAGCAACGGCCGAGCGCCAGTCACTCCGCTTGTTGTAGTCCTCAAAGAAGTCGTCGAACGAGTCGAACTGCGCCAGCGACTCACGGCGCGCGTCGTCCTCGCCGGCAAAGCTGTCGTACCAGTTGCCGTCGTTCAGCGGATTCTGCTGTCCAGGATCATCGATTGTCGGGTCGGGCATTGGGATCATCTCCTGCAAGTTTTCTGGTGGCGATCTTATCAGGATCGGTTCTGGTCGGTGCGGTATTGATGGCCCAGACGATCGTCGTGCCGGCAAACCGCTTGCCCTCGGCGAAGGCCGTCAGGTACGGATCGCCGGGGCGCATCGAAACGTCGTGAGTGCCAAAAGCCCGCACCATGAAATCCAGCGCCATGCGCTGCTGGCGGGCATCGGCCTCGCCACGGTGGCAGGCACGAATGGCCTGAATCTCGGCTTCGATGTAGTCAGGCCGCTCGAGCGGATCCTTGTGCGGAACACACTCCGAGATCTTCTCTCTGATCGCCATTTACGCCGCCGCGAGATGTTTCTCGGCCTGCGCAAATTCCCTTGTAGCGGCTCCGGCGTCTCGTGCCACGGCAGCCTGTTCCTCCATGGCCGCCTGTCGTGCGTTCTGAGCGATGATCTCGCGCGCAGCTTCCTCGCTGCGCAGATGTTTCGGCTGCACACCGATTCCTTCGAGTGCAGTTCTCAACGCCAGTCCCGTGTCGTAGTAAGCGAGCGCACTCGGATCGGTCTCGAGCGCCGTCAGGATGAGCTCGGAGGCCTCGCGGAAATTGCTGGCTTCCTTGCGCTCGATCGCATCGTGCAGCGGCGAGATGAACTTGAAGTGCACACCGCGCCCACGCAGATCCGGCGGCATGTCCTGCACCGAACCAAAAGCGCCAGCGCGTAGAAGGGCGTCGAAGGTATCTTCGCAAAGTTGGCCGTTGTACTCGTGCTCCATCGGCTCAAATAGTGGTAAGGCTGCCCTGACGTACTCCTCTACGCGCTGGCCAACCTCGAAAGCGGTCATATCGCCTTCGGGGGGAGGGAGCGTGAGTTTGTTGAGATAGAAGGCCTCGGCCAGCATGCTCATCTGCTGATCGCGGGCCTCGAAACCCATCGGCAGCCCGCGGCGGTCCTGCGTGATCGGACGCAGCACGTCGCCCTTGCGTTCATCGTACTCGACGTCGGCCCATGTGATGCCGCCGGAATACAGCTGCACGTCGCCACGAATGGCGTCCTGGGTCGCAATCATCGGAGGCCTGACGCTCATCTCCCCGGCCTCGAGCAGGGTGAGACTCATGGCCTGCAGGAGACGAGCATCCGGCAGCCCCGCGACGGTCGCGGGACTGTAGGCGTACTGGCTGCCAGACACGGTTTGCCACCGGGGAAGGGTAGTGCCGTGGGACCAGACGCCGTACTCGCTGACGATGTGGTTGTTCTCGCAGTCGAGATAGACAACCACGAACGGATAAGCGGTGAATTGCTCCTGCTGGCCGGAATAGACGTCGGTGGAGAGCACACAGCGCATGCACTTCACCTTCCTGAGATCGCCACCGTTTTTCTTGGTGACGTTCGGGCCTTTCAGCTGCGGGTGCAGCGAGTCCTCGCCGAACTGCTCGATCAGCTGCCGGATCCGCGGTTCCCACTTGAAGTAGATCTCACCGAGCGACCCATCGGCCTTTTCGGCCCATGCCGAGTCACGGAGATGAAAACAGCGGTACAGGAGATGCGGCCGCTCGGTGTTCCAGTTGATGTCGCGCGTGATGATGCACTGGCCGAAGGCGGCGAAATCGGCATCGCCCTCACTGGTCGCGCGAATGAAGTGCGCGCGGCGATCGTACATCGCGGCCCGCATCCGTTTCTGTGCCCAATCGAGCCATATCTTGCCAGCGCGCGAGACCTGATCCATCTCGTCGACCTCGATCATAAACCATTCCTTCGCGCGCGGCCTGAGCATAGCCGCGAAGGAATTGCTCAAATCCCGGTGCACCAGGATTGGATAGGACGAGTACAAGTGCTCCGCAAATTCCTCGCCCACGTAGCGTCTGATCGTAAAGTCGGCTCGCTGAGGGTAGAAATTCTCAGCAATTTCCTGCCACAGCGTCGTGATCGCCTTGCGGTCCTTGAACAGCTGGCCTGCACGAACAACGAGATCGCGCGGCTTCATCAGAGTGCATCCTCCTCGGTGAGGACGTTCCTTTGGCGGGAGCCGCGGCGTTTGGCGGCTTTTCTGCGCTCATTGCGACGAATCATCTCCGAATCGGGCATCTCGGCGCTGGCGTAGATCTTGTCGAGTGCGGACTGCGCCTTGGCGGCATCCTTGGCGCGTTTCTCCTCGTTGGTCATGTAGCCCTTGCCAGTCGAGAAATTCCACAACCGTTTGCCGGTGTTCTTGAGTCCTGACATCAGTGCCTCCTTGGCTGTCGGCGGCGTGGGCCCATGTTGACCGAGGGCCGTCTTTTGCCGCCAAAGTTACCACTACGCTGATCCTCACGCCACTGTGCCAGATGCGTCAGCGATTTCGCGCCCGCGGACCAGCACATGACGACGGCGTCGGCCTTGTCAGGAGAATGGCCAAGCTCCTTGACCACGTCCTTTTTCGGCGTGACTTTGATGCCCTGCGGGGTCAGTTCCCACTTGATGATGCAGAGCTCGGCGACCAGTTCGGGATCGTCCGGTAGCGCAATCGGGGAGCCGCCATCCTGCTCGGGATCGAGCGCCTCCATGAATTTCCAGTAGACCTCAGCGCGCTTGTTGAAAAACTTGAGATGCTTCGACTTTGTGCGCGCCACGGATGGATCCATGCCCATGTGACGCACACACTGGACGCCGTTTTCGTCCAGATGCGCGTAGGCCTCGGCACCGTTCACTTCGCCAACGTCAATCACCGGAATGGCGTTGTTGCGGCGGTGTTTCAGCACCAGTGCCGCAACATCGCGGCCGTGCGGCGTCTCGGTCCCAGGAACAGCGATCAGTTTCGGGTAAAAGCCGTCGTGCCGCGGCGCCAGCACCGTTTTGTCCTTGGATCTGGCGCAGTCGACGCCGATCGAGCATTGCGGGACGCCGGCCGGCGGGATGCCCTCGGCCTCGAGCCAGCGGTTCTGCGCCGCATGCACCCATGCCATCGGGATGACCTGATCGACCTCGTCCTTGCGCGCGGCCATGAAATTGCCGTCGCGGATCGCGCTCCTGAGCGGCTCGGGCAGCGCATCCAGCTGCGCGCGGTACTTCATGTCCGTGGCCAAGAACGGATTGTCGGAGATCTTCGACGATATGAACGTCCTCGAGTGCGGGATCAGGTACTCGGGATTGCCGTCCTCATCAAACTTGCCGTTCGGGATCTTCGCGTCCGGCCCATCGACCCACATGTCCCGCGAATTGCCGGCCTCGTCGACATCCGTGACGCACCAGCGCAATTCACCGTACTCGGCCGGGTCTGGATAGCGCGGATCCAGCCAGGGTGCGAACATCGAGATGATCCAGATGCCCTGTGACCCTACCGGCGGGTTACTGCCAAGCACCACGCGGCATCGCTGGCCCTCGGTCGTAGTACGGTTCCAGCCCATCAAAAATCGCACCTGATGCTCGCGATTCTGCACAACCTCGTCGATGTAAATGAGATCGTGCGGCTGGCCCTGCCATGCCTCCTCCGAGCCCTCCTCGGAGAGCGCACCAAAATCGATGATCTTGCCGTTGATCGTGTTGAGGCGCGGCGGGCTCGAGCCGTTGTAGCCCTTGTCGGTCGTATTGATCTTTTTCGCGCGATCCGTGATACCGCGCAAATCGGTGTACTGGCGGCGAATCACCAGACTCCGCTCATGCTCCATGAACGCCAGCCCAAGCCCCAGATCCGTCTTGCCACCGGCGGCCTGACCGCCATACAGCAAAATATCAGCCTCCGACAGGTACGCATCCAGCTGCGGGCCCACCGTGGGGATCCACAAATCCGTCTGGCTCCTGCGATCGACAATCGCGTCGAGCTCAGCCTTCTCAGCCGGCGGTAACTGCGAATAATGCTCGAGGAGCTCCTCGATCGCCGTGCTCATGCCTCATCGAGCTCCCACATCGCGAACCTGTACCAGTCCACCATCGTCTCAACCGGCTGCGCCTCCATCTCATCCACAAACGCGCCCGCAATGTCCGGCGAAATGATCACCAGCCGCCGCAACCGATCCATGTCCTCAATCGGCAGGCCCCACGCAAACCGCGGGTTGTCAACCTGGATAATGTCCGTACCCCGCCGCCGACGATCCACAAAAATGAGCCCGAACCCATCGGGAACGGGCGCACTCCTGATCTCCTCGAGAAAATCAGCAACAGTCGGCATCAGCCCTTCAACCGCGCCGCCTTCTCACGCATATTGGTCGCCATGTTGCGCTTGATCTCCTCGCGCGACACGCCAGCCGCCTCCGGCTCCTCGGCAACCTCAGCCGGCGCACCAGACTCCTCGAGAACCTCCGCTACCGCCTCAGCCTCCTCAACATCAATCTCACGCTCCACATCACTCATTTCGGCACCTCCACGCACCTCGTCGCAAACCGCGGGCTCCATCCGTCCGCAGGATTCGGCTCAGTCAACGACACAGCAGCCGCGTTACACGCTCCCATGTCAAACCAGCCCCCAATCTCGCCCGACACTATAGCTCCATCCGGGCCAAGGACCCAATACAACAACACAATCCTAACCATCGCGGGCCTCCAACAGGCAAAAGCGCCCGCATGTCCAGCATGGACC